TCATGTGCGTTGACACAGCCAAATGGCTAGCTAGAGTTTATATGTTTGGAGGGGCTTACCCCTAAAGGAGAGAGCTATGAAAAAGTTTCTGTCACGTAAGTTGTTACTGACTGTCGGTGCTATCGCTCTAGTAGCGGTGGTGAACCTGCTCGGCGCTCCGCTCGATGAAGCCGCCCTTAACTCCATCACTACGATGGTCTTAGGTCTAGTCGGAGCTCAAGGTCTGGTTGACTTCGGTGAAGCATGGAAGGCTGGCACTGCGCTAGCGGAGGCTGTAGACGGTGAGTAGCCTGCCAGAAGACATCAAGAAAGAGATAGAAGCGGTAGCGGTGGACGCTGTCGAGGAGTTCGTGGAGAAGGAAGGCATCGAGCCTGACCGAGGCCTCGAGCTGCTCGCTGACAGCATCGACGCGCTATTGCCTCTAGGAGCCCTTATAGGGGGCCCACTAGGCGCGAGCCTAGAGCGAGGCGACGGGCCTGCCATAGAGGCCTTTCTGCGCGCTCTGATGCCTCTTCTTAAGCCGAGCCCTGATAAGATACTGGCACGAGCTGAGAGAGCTGAGGAGAAAGGCAAAGACAAACGAGCAGCAAGACTACGCAAGCGGGCGAAGCGAGTACGCAAGCGCCAGGAGAAAAAGGATGCCTCTGAAGAAGGGCTGCAGTAAGGAGGCTACATCCTACAACATCCGCGAGCTCGTCCAGTCCGGTCGCCCAAGGAAGCAGGCGGTTGCAATCGCTCTCTCAAAGTGTAGAAAGAAAAAGAAAAAGAAAGGAAAGAAGTGATGGCAAAAGCCAAACTCGAAAAAACCACCATCCAACTTTCTCCTCAAGAGATAAAGAAGAGAAGGGAGGAAGTAGCTCGCAATATTCTTATGACCTCCGAGGCGCAGGACTTTGCAGGCCGCGAGCAGGAAGACGCAGATCGTCTCGTTCAGGAGGACCCCAACCCTGCAGCAGGGGATTGGGAAGGCACATATAAACCGCTCCATCCCGAGAGGAGAGACCAGCGCAGGGCAAGAGCCGATGAGCGCCGAGGAGGCTTACCTCGCGAGTTGCACGCTCAAGGGGGAGGGGATCCTAAGGTCACCGAGAGAACTTGGCTTCTAAACGATAACAAGCCGGGGTTTGAGGAAACGTCCTTGAACGACCTGATGACCTTTGTTTCTCGTGACGAGCCTGACATGAAGGGGAGGATTGTCCCGAAGTCGCGAAAGGCCTGGGGTTTCGTAAAGGACGCCTATGGGGCAGAGAATAAAACAAGGGTGCCTTGGCACATGCGTTACTTCCGAGAGACTGGCCTCGATGACGATGAGATCATCGAAGAGGTTAGTCGTATAATGCTTTCCGAGGGGGACCGGCCGGTCTACCCCTCCGAACCGAGGATAAGTATTAAGGAGGTTCGGGATGCCCTTCAAGGTATAGCCGACTCAAAAGAAAGAAAACCAAAAGGGTGGTGGAAGTAATGGCGCAGATTGATACGAAGGACCCAAAGGCGTTAGGTGCAGCCCTCCTCCTATGCGCAGGGCTAGTGGGCAGCGGCTCAATGCTAGGTGTAACCATCGAGCCTGAAGAGGTGACCGAACTCCGCATCGCGCACGGCAAGTACCAAGAGAAGGTAGGTTTCCTAGAGTCCGAGTTGGCCCAGTGCAACACCCGGCTCGAAGTCAAGGAGTCCAAGAAGGGAGCGCGGCAGTCCCAGAAGGGTGGCAAGTGAAGCTCACGCCCAGCTTCAGCAGTGAGGAGTTCGAGGTAACGAGCGTAGAGGCAACTAACATCTTGCCTGCCCACTACGTCCCGCGTGTGCTGGCTCTCTGCACTGCCATCCTCCAGCCTATCCGTGACCGCTTTGGTCCGATCAAGATAACGTCTGGGTTTAGGGATAAATACGTTAACCAAACCGTGGGCGGCTCAAAGTCCAGTCAGCATGTTACTGCGGAAGCTTGTGATTTTTACTGCCCTGGCACAGACACAGCCGAAGTCTGGGATTATATAGTTAGGATGGTTGGAATGGACTGGCCGGTAGACCAAGCCATCTGGTACAAAGAGACCACTGGTCACATCCACATCTCGCACACCACTCGCAAAAAGAACCGGCGTCAGTTATTATTAAAGAAGAAAGACGGCAGCTACGTTGCATGGGAGCGGTACGACGATGGCGACAAATGATTTTCTACTGGACGAACTGCGCTATTTACGCGAGCGCAGCGACAAGCAGGTAGAGTCCATCATCGAGCTCCGTTCCAACCTAGCCGACATCGAGAAGACCTGTATGAATATCCAAGCGCAGATAACTAAGATGTTCTTCCTGGTTGGTGGAGCAGCCTTAGCTGGCGGAGCAGGGGGCCCTATACTGCAGGCGTTGCTGAAGGCAGCAGGATAAAGAAAAGCGCAGCCGTTTAATCCACAAAACGACTGCGCTTGGTGTCCCCCGTTGGACCCCTAGAAAGGAATGTCTTCGGACTCGTAGTCCTCGAACCTGTCGGGCTCGATTATATCACGCACGGTAACCTCGTCATCCTTCTGCGGCACAAAGGGAACAGCAGCTGCGACGGCATCCCAAACAATGCCTTCACACCCCACGCTCTTCTTCGTCTTGCTGTCCCACTTATTCTTCTTGCACTTGTACGCAGGAGGAGCCTTCTGATTCTTCTGCTGTGCTTGACGGCGCTTATCGCTGTTGTCCCACATCTCATCGCCGCACTTCGGGCATGCAGGAGCAGAGCCGTTGGTGGGAGCAGGAGCAGCGCGAAGCCCTTGCGTCCTACTGGTCAGCGACTCCACTGTAGGCGCGGCAGTTTGCTGGGCTACAGCATTAACCACCTCGTCCGCCGAGGCGTATTGAGTGCTGCCCTCAAAGCCCACAGCTGTGGCTGCGAAGACTGCGCGACCGATGCAACTGGTCTCACAGTTCTCAAGAGCTGACGTGCGATTGATCTTAGAGGAACTCCTTACCTCTTCGGCAAAGCCTGTCCCCACCACTTGACCCGTGGGGGAAACGATAGATGCCTTCATGACTACACGGTCAGCGTCGATGGAGATGATCTCCGTCTGGATTCCCCAGCCGTCTGAGGCTGGATGCTGCTGACGAAAGTCAAAGACTCGGCGTGCCACCGTGAAGTAGTCGTTACCGTGAATGTTTACGACACCTTTAATAATAGCTGACATAATGATCTCCTTAGCGAATGCGAAGAACTTTGTAGAAGTCTTCTCGTTTGGTGTAGGTTGAAATGATTTCTGGGTGGTCTGCCTTGAGGCGCTTCATATCAATGGAGGCTCGTCCCTTCTGTGGTTTCCAGGTTGCCTTGAAGCCGGCGCCAATGATGCCATCATCGTCTCCGATGTAGGTCTTGAGTCGGTTCTCCAAAGTCTTGAGCTCCTCCTCAATCATCTTCTTCTGCTGCTTGATAGCCTTGATCTGCTCGACCATCGTCTTGCCAGTGCCGTCATCGTGACGCAACTCACCCGAAGGAGAGCCGTCTGCACGCGGGGGGAAGCGTTCCTTTACAGCTGCGCAGGCTGAGACCGAGTGGTCGAGTTCAGGCTCTACCCCTGCAATGATGTGCTTCCACCACCAGTCGCGGCATCCTTCGACCATCTTGTCTTCTAGACATTGGTCCCTGTCAATACTAAAGACCTCAAAGGAATCAGTCAGGGTAAAGAAGACAACCAGTAGGCTACGGTAGCAGGGCTTGTCCATCCTGTCCTGAACGATAGGCATACTCCAACGCATCTGACAGTCGTAGTCGAGAGGGATGGTAGTCTCGCGAGTACCAGTCTCAATCCCCTTGTAGTTGAAGTTGGTGTCGCCCCAGTCTCTGCGCTCGCGCTGAGTCTTAGCGTCGATGAGGATGACCTCGTCATCGAGCAGGAGCAGACAGTCAGGGGTTGCCCCGCGCCAGTCCTCTAGGGTGAAGGGCGTCTCCTGCTCCGAGGGGAAGATAAGCTCAAACTCCAAGTCTGGGTTGACCGCTCTCAGCTCACGCTCGAAGAAGTCAATGATGGCTGCTTCAAAGATGTGGCCACGCAGCTGCGCAGGGCTAGGCTCGTCTACCTCAAGAGGCTTTGTCTTGTTAGTGAAGACATCAAAGCCGGTGCCCCACTTACTGACGCCGAGCACCGAAGCTACCGAGCTGGCCGTGAGACAAGACTGACGACGTTGTAGTTGTTCAAGCGTTAGCATGGTCTTCTCCTTTAAACTGAGCCAGTTTTTTCTTAGCTGTTTCAAGAGACCCCTCGAAGACCGAGAGGGCATTTTGCACATGCTCCTCCATCCATCCCTCTGAGATGTCTCCGAGATTGCGCCTGCAGATCTCGATGCCAGAAGCACACGCCTCCACTCGACGTATCAACTCCTGTTCCCACAGAGCGTCCGCCTCGGCCTGCCACTTCCATGGCTTCTCAAGGACGGCGATGATCGTCTGGGGTTCACAGGCCTCCTCCTGTGCGAGGTGACGGATTAAATGCAAGAGCCTTTCATCTATAGAGCCAAGTTTTTTTTGGTTCATTTTCTTTCCTGGTTTGGTTTAGGTTTCAATCTCTGCCAATCTCTAGGCCGAGGAAGACGGTTGGGCTGACACCCTATCTTCACTTTATTATATACACATTCTTCTTGTTGTTGCAAATGTTTTTTTATGATACCATAAGATTGTAAGGAGGTACGAATGACATTAGCGGACTACATCATGCTATCACGCAAGCGAAACAGAATGACCCAGGAGGAGTTAGGGGAGCGGGTGGACAGTAATCGCGCATCGGTTTCGATGTGGGAGAACCAGCAGCGCATCCCCAGCTTAACCCAGTTCTCCAAACTCGTCGGGCTCTTTGGCTGGGATGCCAAGGTAGTGATGGAGGTGGT